ACTGACCATTACCCGCGAGAAAAAGGTAAAGGGTCACGAAGTCATCCGGTTCATCATGAGTGAAAACGAGATCATCGAAGGTGTCGATGTCTGGCCGGGTAAGTTCATTCCGTGTGTGCCGGTGTATGGCGAAGAAATCAACATTGAGGGCAAGACCACGTACCGTGGCATAACCCGCACGGCTAAAGACCCTCAGCGGCTGTACAACTATGCGCGCACCACGAATGCTGAAATCCTGATGGAGCAGCCGAGGGCGCCATACCTGATCGGCACATCACAGTTGCCAAAAGAGCTGCGAGAGGTCTGGAAGGGCGCGAACCAGGGCAAGAAGCCGTTCCTGCCTTATGACGATACGGTCAACCCGTCCGTTCCCTCACGCCAGCCGCCGCCGACGATATCGGCTGGTTACACCCAGGAAGCGCAGATTGCTTCAGACGATCTACAGCGCGCCACAGGCATCTTCGACCCGTCCCTGGGGGCAAGGTCAAACGAGGTGTCTGGTGTGGCTATAGCGGCTCGTCAGCAAGGCTCAGACACGGGTACATACATCTACCCCGACAACCTCAGCGTGGCGCTGGAACAAGTTGGGCGCATCCTGGTCGAGCTTATTCCGCACTTCTATGACACCGAGCGGATCATCCGCATTCGCGGCGAAGATGATGCCGAGCGCGAGGTGGTGATTAACCAGGCGACGATTGGTGAGAACGGACTGCCAACGATCAAGCACGATCTATCGCGTGGCAAGTATGACGTTCGGGTGACCACCGGCCCGTCCTACGCGACCCAGCGCATGGAGGCCCGTGAATCGATGATCGGGTTTGTGCAGGCGATACCGGGCGCGGCGCCGTTAGTGGGCGACCTGATTGCCAAGAATATGGACTGGCCTGGATCTGAAGAATTCGCCAAGCGTTTGAAGACGCTGGTGCCGCCAGAGGCTATGGCGGATGAAGAGCAAGATCCTGAGAAGCAGCAGATGATGCAGGCGCTGCAGCAGGCCGAGCAGTTGATTGCAGAACTGCAGGGCGGCATCGAGACGCAGAAGACGCAGAGCGAGATCGCGCAGAAGGTTGCTGACGCTCGTAAGAAGAACGCCGAAGCGGACGCGCAGTTGATTGAGAATGCTGCAGTGGAATCAGGGCTGATCCAACTTGGGTAAGCTCGCGGGAATTCGCAAAGCGCTCGCCCAGTGGAACACAGAAAGGTCTGGCCTGGGCGAAGGGGCGCAGTTTAAAGGTAAGTCAGTTCAAGACCTGACGCCCGACGAAATAGCCGAATTTGGCAGAATGCACGGCGTTGAAAATCTTGGCCCAATAACTAAAATACAAGAGGTTAAAGGGAATGGGTTCGATCTGGCCGTACCCGGCGGATTAGAAGGAGATTTTACATACTCCGACCTGATTTGGCTTAAAGCCAACCCGATAGATCCTTCCACTATCACCGATGGGGCAATCCGCGTTGCTTTGCAAAATAAGCTTGCTCGAGCGGCGACCCCTGGACCGGGCAGTGATGTGGATCTCTTTAACCGCTACATGTTTGGGATGCTCAGTCCCAACCAGCCTCTTACGCCTAATGAGTTTGAGTTGGCGCGATTGCGCGCGCATTCTGACGATGAGATCGATCATTTTGCCTCTTTTATCGACTGGGAACCGGGAGAAAAAGTAGAACCTGCACGCAGAAAAGCGGCGAATGACAAAATGGCCGAATTTTTTGGGACTCAGGCGAGGGGCAAAGGCGGTTTGGGGTTAAAGGGTTCTGCCGACTATACCAACCTGGCAGAGTTCGCAAAAATGTTTCGTCAAAATCCAGACTGGTGGCGCAAGTCTCCTGACGAGGATTGGTTTGATTTTGTGGAGCGCGTGCAGTCCCAGGGCAGAGGTCTGAGCAGCAAGGTAGCGTCATTCAGCACGGTGTGGCAAGACCCGATGACCGCCGCCATCAGCGCGATTGACAGGCATATGGCGCGTGACTTCTTGCCAGCACTATTCCCAACAAAAAAGGCGCGTAAAGACTTTGAACGGGGCGTTGTTGGGCGCTACAACGATATGTTGCGGCAGAGCAAAGAAGCAGCCCCAGAGCAACTAAAGGCGCTTCGTGCTAAGGGCTTCCCTCCCCCTGAAGCAAAACCTGTTCGTTCTTTCACTGAGGTATTCAAGCAACCCGGTGGCGATGCCGTGTTTATGCAGCGTGTGATGTCTCAGTTATCCGCGAAGGAAGCAAAGCTTAAACTCGCGTCTGGCGAGGTAAACCCAAACATTCCAGAGCAACTGCAAAATGTGGATTGGCTGCGGGAACCGGAGAAGGTTCAGATAGTTGGCGATGCATACCGCCGCGCACTTGCAGAAAACGAACGCCTTGCAGCGGAAAACGGACTTCACCTGTTTAACCAGCAGTGGATGCGGTGGGACGATATCCGCCGCCGGCTGGAGCCGCATGAAGTGATGTTCCCCGGTTTAGAAAAGTTGCCCCCAATGAACAGGGAGCAATTGGCTAGATCCCGCGAAGCTCACGCAGGCGCAGGATTTATGAACAGCAGCAAAGAAATGGTGCCTGATGCATCGGGTGAGCTTGTTCCAAGAATGAAGCCAACCCGCCCGATGAACTTTGGTGACGCCTTTTACTATGCAGCACCAGCCGCCGCTGTTGGCCTTGCTGCGATGGCGCCAAGCGATGCCGAGGCTGGCACAAACAAGATGGCGACGGCGCCAGTCGCGTTAGCAGTCAATGATTTCGTGCAGCGGCGAGCAGAGCAAGGTTCGTCAATTGCCTTGGATGCGCTAGAGGCGGCTGCAACCATAGGCTCATCGGTTGCCGGTGATTTCCTATCCAATGCCTCACAGTTGGGCGGCTACCTAAATCCGTTCACCGATGCCGCTGAGGTTAGGGCTGCAGGAGAGCGATTAGCAGAGCGTGTGCAGTACATGCCAAGCCCAGATAACCAAGTGTTAAAGCCGGTAGCAGAGTGGCTCAGGGGCGCATCAGACGCCATTGAGTCCTATATGCCTGACCAGCAGAGCATTGACCAAAGTATCCCAGGCCAGATGTACAACGCCTTGCCCGAAAAGGGTCAGGGCATTGTGCGTTCGGCTGCCAATCTCTTTTTGTAGAGGTTAACCCCGCCCATCAGGGCGCACTTTTCTCCATAGGAGCATCAAAAATATGTCTGAAGTCGAGACAGGGCAAACTGTGCCTGAAAATGACGCATCTGTTGCAGAACCGGAAGCGGTTCAATCAGAGGATTCAACCCCCTCAAACGACGAGGCTCAGTCGAAAGACGATGGGCAGAGTCGGGTTCAAAAGCGCATCAACCAACTTACGTGGGAAAAACACGAAGCCGAGCGCCGAGCGAAAGAACTGGAGGACAAGCTTCAAGCTGCCTCCGAATCCAGACCTGATCCGGTTCAGGCAATCCAAGACATCCCGGTCCCGAATTACACGGACTATGCAACTGATGAGGATTACCAGGCCGCTCTACAACGTTACAACGTTCAGACCTTTGAGCGACTCCAGCAGCAGACTGTTTTCCAACAGGAACAGCAGGCAGCGGAGCGCGAGCGGAATGAGCGTAGGCGTTCATATCAGGAAAAGATTGCCAGCTATGCCTCAACCCATGACGGGTTTGTCGAGGCGATTTCTAACTCCAATGTACATGTCAGCGACGACATCGCAGAGATTTTAGAAACGTCTAATAAGGCGGGTGAACTCACCCATTGGCTGGCGGAAAACGCTGACGAGGCTTTACGCATAAACAACCTTCCCCCTGTATTGGCGGCGCGTGAACTGGGGCGCATTGAAGCCACGCTAGACGCGGTGGCGCCCAAAAAGGTTAGTGACGCTCCCCCGCCCATGACCGAGGTGGCCGGGTCAGATACGCAGTCTGCGGACCTGCGAGATGACATGGACATCGATGAGTGGATGGCGCGGCGGAACGCACAGCGATTCGAAAAATACGGAACTTTTTAGGAGCATAAAAAATGCCTAATACTGTACTTACTGCGGACATGATTACCCGCGAAGCGCTCCGTATTCTGCATCAGCAGTGTAACTTCATCGGTAACATCAACCGCCAGTACGACGACTCGTTCGCTCAGTCTGGCGCGAAGATCGGTGACTCACTTCGGATACGGAAGCCGGCGCAATACACCGTTCGTAGCGGTTGGACTCGTTCTGCTCAAGACCATGTTGAAGAAAGCGTCACGCTGCAAGTCAACAACGTCAGGGGTGTGGACGTAGACTTTACCTCAGACGAGCTTACCCTGGACCTTGATGATTTTGCTGATCGCCACCTAAAGCCTGCCATGTCTGTACTGGCGGCGAACGTGGAAGCAGACGCACTGTCTATGGTCAATGACGTTTTCAACGTCCAAGCCAATGACGGCACCGCGATTGCTTACTCAGACATCCTGAGTGGTCGCAAGGCTCTGGTAGATGGACTCTGCCCGATGGACGGCAACGTTCACACCATCTTGAATACTCAAGACAATGTGGACCTTGTTGGCGAACTGAAGGGCTTGTTCCAAGATTCTTCTACCATCGCCCAGCAGTACCGCACCGGCATGATGGGCCGCACCGCGTCTTCTGATTTCTATGAGAACACGCTGCTGCCTCGTTTCACGTCTGGTACGGCTGCTACCTCCACGGGTTATCTGGTCAACGGTGCTGGTCAAAGCGGCTCCACGCTGACCATCGACACTGGTTCAACCACATTCCTGGCGGGTGACGTAATCACCATTGCCGGTGTGAATGCGGTTCACCCAGAAACCAAAACCGACCTGGGCTACCTGCAGAAGTTTGTAGTTACCGCCAACTCTGGCGCGTCTGCAACCTCTCTGAGCATCAGCCCGGCGATCCACACCAGTGGCGGACGCCAGAACGTGTCAGCAGGACCGGCAGACAATGCCGCGATCACCGGCACCCTGGGTAACGCTGGCGTTGTTGATCAGTCGCTGATGTTCCACCGCGATGCGTTTACGTTTGCTACCGCAGACATTGAAATGCCGCGTGGCGTGGACATGGCTTCTCGCCAGGTTCAGGACGGCATGAGCCTATCCTTCGTACGTGACTTCGATGTTGATTCACGCGACTTCAAGGGTCGCTTCGACATCCTGTACGGCTACAAAGCACTGCGGCCTGAATGGGCTGTTAAGCAGTGGCATAACTAAGGGGTCTAGGGAGGGCTTCGGCCCTCCCGCTCTTTTATGAATACAGTTAATCAAATCATTACACGCGCATTTCAGTCAGCGGGTATAACCCGTGTGGGCGGTACGGTGCCTGGTAAAGACACCACGTTTGCACTGGACCTCACTAACGAGATGCTCGACAAATGGCGCAGCGGTGGGATCACCCACGGTCTGTCTGATGTAACAACTTCAACAGAGGTGTATGACGGTTCACTGATTTCATGTTTGCGTAAAAACCTGACGGTTGCTTTGCTCGACGGTCCCTATGAGGGCCAGCCGTCACCGATGCAGGTGCGAGAAGCAATCGATGAATTAAACAAGCTGATGCCGTGGGATACAGAGCTATCCTACGATGACGCTTTAGGCGTTCGGCATATTGATTCTGTGCGCGTGGACTCTGAATGAGGCTCCCAGGCTTTACCAGCGCCGAATACGAGGCGTCATCTAAGCTCGTATCCGCTAACCAGGCCATTAACGTTATGCCCGAATTTGGGCGCGGTGCGGCGAATGAGTTAGCGTTTGTTGGCGTACCTGGCACGGTTCAGGTGGGAAGCCTGACCAACATTCGCGGCATGCACAATGCCTGGGGCGTGCTGTACGTTGTCGCAGGATCAAAGCTCTACAGTGTAACGTCCGGTGGTGCGGCGGTAGAGTTGGGCAGCGTGGGCAACGATGGCTTGCCGGCGGATATGACCCATAACATCGCAGAGCTGTTGTGTGTGTCGGGCGGTAACGGGTTTACGGTTCAGAAAGCAACCGGCACGTTTGCTGCGATTACCGATACGGATTTTCCTGATGCCTCTACCTGCGGGTTTCTCGACGGGTATGGGATGTTGCTGGAAAAGGATTCTGGCAGGTT